GCTCTACTTAATTTTGATGGTTGGGATTTAGAATGGTGTGGTGGTGGCTTTGAGCATTACGATGCAGTTGGTAGAACACCTAAAGGAAATGAGTGTTGTGTAGAGATGAAGTTTAGAACTAAGTACTACGAGACTAAGATGCTTGAGAAGTACAAATACGATCAGCTAATGGATATGCCTCACGATATGGTGAAGCTATATTTTGTAAATGATCCTAAAGCCAACTATTTATTTTGGCTAAATGAGATCACACTTCCTGAACCAGTAGAAATGTATTGCCCTGATACTACACTATGGACTAAGAAACGAGCAAACAAAGCTGTTTACCTTTTAGAAGAATCACAAGCCACAATAATGCAACTCAATGAATAACGAAGATAGATACGACTTTTGGAACTTAGGAATCAATCCTATTCTAGGATATAGATATGCACCTGATAATCGTTTACAATCCATCAAAGCGAAAAATGAAGAGCAAATTAAGTACATAAAGAAAAACAAATAACTTGCAGGTATAGATATTTTATTTATATTTGTTAAAAACCTTTAGATATGATAAACAATATACTCAATAGGAGTTCAAAGGAAGCTACCTATTTAAAGATTGACACACTACAAGATATTAAGTACATAAACAACTTTAACTTAGTATCAGAAGTTTTATTAAAGTGGTCAAAGCTAAAAAGCAATAAAGAACTTGATAAGATAATAAGTGCTATGAGTGAGATAGCATTTTATAACATTAAGCTAAAAGAAGAGCGAGATAATATGCTTGACATTGTATCAGAGTATAGAGCAGATAAATTAAGAGCAGTACAAAGAGCAAGAAAGGCAGAAGAAAAACTAAATAAGATATGATCACATTACTAGACGGAACACAGCACGAAGAAAAAGAAATACTAGAGAAGATGCAAGACGATAGCTTCTACTATGGTTACTTGTCAAAAGCTGCGCTAAGTAGTTCCTCTTTAAAGTTATTGCTTACAAGTCCTAAGACTTACTACAATGTAACAAAGTATGGCAATCCTGAATCCCAGCCTTTAAGAGATGGATGGTTGTTTCACACAGCTATACTAGAACCTGATGTATTTAATTCACAGATATTTGTAGATGTAGAATCAAAAAACTCTAAGGCTTATAAGTTAGCAAAGGAAGAACACGGAAAGGTATTCACTAAAAGAGAGAAGAGAGATGCAGAGAGATTAGCGGATGCCTTTCTAAGAAATGAGAAAGCATTAAAGTATTTACAGAACACAGAGTTTGAAGTTCCTGCAATAGGAGAAGTAATGGGTATGCCATTTAGAGGCAAGGCAGACGTACTAGGCAAGAATCGAATCGTTGATCTTAAAACAACTACAGACCTAAAGAACAGCTTCAAGTACTCAGCACAAAAGTACTCTTACGATATGCAATGTTATCTGTACTGTCAGCTATTTAAGGTGCCTTATGATGCGTTTACTTTTATAGCCATTGACAAGAAGAGTTTAGATATAGGAATCTATCATTGCTCAGAAGAGTTCTATTTAAGTGGTAAAGCAAAAGTAGAAGAAGCCATTAAGATATATGAGACTTTCTTTTTACAAGGAGTAGATTTAGACGAATATTATTTAGAAGGAATATTATGAAGATTCTTAATTTATATGCTTGTTTAGGGGGTAATAGATATAAATGGGATGAGGTAACAGATGTCCAGGTAACAGCAGTTGAGTGGGATGAAGAACTTGCAAAACTGTATCAAGAGCGTTTTCCTAATGACAAAGTTGTAATAGCAGATGCACACCAGTATCTTTTAGATTATTATAAAGGCTTTGATTTTATATGGACTTCGCCTCCTTGTCCTTCACATAGTAGAGCAAGGTACTGGAATAGTAGTAATTATGACACAAAAACAAAGCCAGTTTATCCAAGTATGAGTTTATATCAAGAAATAATATTTTTACAACATTATTTTAAAGGAAAGTATGTAGTAGAAAACGTTATACCATATTATGAGCCTTTGATCCCTGCAAATAAGAGGGGTAGACATTTATATTGGGCAAATTTTAAATTACCAAATGTTTTGAGTGAAAGAAAAATACAAATATCAACAGGTACAAACGAAGTTAAAAAACTTTGTGAGTTTCACGACTATGATTTTTATAATTACAAAGGCAAACAGCTTACGAATAAAATAGCAAGAAACCTGGTTGATTATGAGGCAGGCAAAACAATATTGCAAACTGCCTTAGGTGTTATTAAGAATCAAAATGAGAATCAATTAGAAATATTTTAATATGACAATAGAACACAAATTAAGAGAAGAAGTAAGAAAAGTAACAGGATATGATCCTTACGATAGAAACAGAAGAAGAGAGACAGTAGAATCAAGAGCGTTATACATACACTTACTGTGCAAGTACCATAAAAGGAAACCCTATCACATTGCCAAGATAATGAATAGAAACCACGCCACTATACTACACTCACTAAAAAACTTTGACATCTATATACATTACAACTCTGAGTTAGAAGGATGGCTTTATGAAATCTTAATGAATGAAAAGCAAGGTAAGATAGGAATGCGTAAAGAGTTTATTAAGATCAAGGTAGACTACTTGCTAGACGAAGATGTAATAGAACTTAGTAATAAAGTTAGAGATATGTATGAGGAAAAGCTAATACAAGATGCTAAATGGATAGAGGAAGAAGAGAAGAGATTACAGGAATCTAGCTTAGATATGAGTTATGGAGGAGAACACTAAATCAACATCAGAAATAAGAGAGGGTAATAAGCTACTTACAGCAGAGTATCTCACAGAGAATAACTTGTGGGATTCAGAGTGGCTACAAAAGAAGTATCCTCATAGATTTAATACACAAAATACACACAAATGAGGGATAAAGAAAAGTTTTTAGAAGTGTTTGCTAATAACTTAGGCAACGTACAAGACTCTTGTAAAGCAGCAGGGATTGCTAGAAAAACCTATTACAACTGGAAGAACAATGATGAAGAGTTTGCACAAGCTGTAGAAGAAATACAAGAGGGCTTAATAGATATGGCAGAAAGCAAGCTACTAGATAATATTAAGAGTGGCAAAACAAATGAGATTCTATTCTACCTAAAAACAAAAGGAAAGTATAGAGGCTATGTAGAAAGACAAGAAATAACAGGTGCAGATGGTATGCCTCCTAAAATAGAAATCGAGATAGTAAACAAGTTTGAAGATAAAGACTAACAAAGTATTCCATTCCTTGCAAACTACTTCTAAGAAGATAGTAGCACATCAAGGTGGAACAAGGTCAGGTAAGACTTATAATATACTTCTATGGATAATCTTTGACTACTGCAATATAAACACAGGCAAGACTGTTACAATATGTAGAAATACTTTCCCTGCTCTTAGAGCCACAGTAATGAGAGATTTCTTTGAGATACTAAAGAAGCACGACATATACTTGGAGCAAGATCATAATAAAACAAACTCAGAGTATAAGCTATTTGGAAACTTAATAGAATTTATTTCTTTAGATCAGCCACAAAAAGTTAGGGGGAGAAAGAGGGACTTGCTATTTTGTAATGAGGCAAACGAGTTAACATACGAACAATGGAATCAACTTGTGTTTAGAACACTAGATAAAATAATATTAGACTTTAACCCTTCTGATGAATTTCACTTCATATACGATAAGATACTAACTAGGGAGGACTGTGATTTCTACATAACAACTTATAAAGACAATCCATTCTTAGATCGTACTCTAGTAGAAGAGATTGAGAGGCTAAAAGAAACAGACGAACAATACTGGCAAATATACGGACTAGGGCTTAGAGGAATAAGTAAGGCTACTATATTTAGTTTCACAGAAGGTAAAAGACCTGAGGATGCACAGCTTGTAGGATATGGTATGGACTTAGGATTCTCTGTAGACCCGAGTAGCTTAGTTGAGGTATATCAAAAAGACTACACACTATATTGCAGGGAACTTCTTTATAGAACTATGATGACAACAGCAGACCTACACAACTTTCTTAAAACACAAAACTTGCAAGAGTATGTTTATATAGATTCAGCAGAGCCTAGACTAATAGAAGAACTTAGAAGGATGGGCAACAAAGTTAGACCAACTCTAAAAGGGCAAGATAGTATTAGAGCAGGAATCGATCTACTAAAACGATACAAGCTAGTTATAGACCCACAGAGCGACAATCTAATAAGAGAGATGAGAAACTACAAGTGGCAAGAAGATCGTACAGGAAAGCTACTCAATAAGCCAGTAGCTGCAAATGATCACACTATTGACTCTTTGCGATATGCTACTTACAATGTTTTATCAAGACCTAACTACGGAAAATATGCCATTAGGTAAAAAAAGTTATTTAAATTTGTTGATTAAATAAATAGTTGTATATTAGCACTATTAATAACAAAAACAGTAACACACAAATATTATGGAAAAACAACCTTTTGTATCTTACGATTCAATCAGTGGCTCAATCAATAAAAAAAAGTTATGGATAGATTTTTTTAAAACAGCTTCAATACCTTTTGTGGATATCGAAGAAGAGTATGGAATAGATGTTAAAGACACAACTATGCCTGACTTTTACTTTCCAAAAATAGATTGGGGTAATCATTTTGGTAAAACACAAGATTTTTTTGCTAGTTTAGATTTCATTCCTAACTTTTTAAATAACGACAAATTTATACCTTTTGAAAGCAATGATTTACATTTGAGTGCTAACAAAAATTTGAAGTATGTAGACTTTTTAGTGAAAAACAAAAAGCCAATTGTATTTCTAAAAGATGAATTAGATTTCATACCAACGACAGTATTTACTCCACCTAAGTATGACAAATGCTACAAAGCTAGAACAGGTATCCCTTTTGCGTATTTACTAAAAGAAAGTTATGGTAGTATATGGTGGGCTCACGGTGATGAAGATTTTACAAAACATTATAACAGAATAATTAATAAACCAATAGATAATCCAATAAAACAACTAAAACAGCAATTATGATACACAGCGCAACACTTGATCACAACGATAGAACATACTACATAGAGTATGAAAAGGATGCTGCTGATTACTCAGTAGGATATGCAGGAAACTATTCTTTAGTAAGCGTCACTACAGAAGACGGCAGAGAATTAAAGAACTTAATCAACTCCAATATAGAGGAGGCAATAATAGAACAGATACAATTATGATACACTTTAAAAAATACTTCATCCTTCATTTAATAACGCTCATAGGAACCATAGCTTTTTTAATCCTATGTAAATTTGCAGACTTAGCTATGGGAGTCGCATAGTTTTTAGTTAGATGTTTTTGTTTAAATTAGGGTAGCTTTTTAGTTGCCCTTTTTTTATTTTTAAAAATAATTAGAAAAATACGTTATATATATATGAAGATAGATATTACAGTTCCTGACAAGTTATCAGAGATCACACTAGGACAATATCAGAAGTTCTTAAAAATACAGAACGAGAACACAGATGAGAGATTCTTATCTAGCAAAATGATAGAGATATTCTGCGAGTTGAAACTTACAGATGTAATGAAGCTAAAGCTAGCAGATGTAAATGGTATATGTGCTATTCTATCAGATATGTTTAATGAGAAGCCTGCACTTAAAAAGACTTTCTTTATGGATGGTGTAGAATATGGCTTCATTCCTAACCTAGAAGATATATCTTTTGGAGAATACATAGACCTAGATAACTATCTTACAGACTGGGAATTGATGGATAGAGCAATGGGAGTTCTATACAGACCGATCAAGAATCGATATGGAGAAAGATACTCAATAGAAGAGTACACAGCAAAAGAGACAGGCTATATGAAAGCTATGCCTTTAGATGCAGCACTAAGTGCGGTACTTTTTTTTTATCATTTAGGGATCGACTTGTCAATGACTATGATGAATTATTTGGAACACAAGGAGGAGACAGCTTTACAGCAGTTTCTCAATTTGGAGCAAAGTGGGGTTGGTACTCGTCAGTTCACGCACTCGCTCAAGGAGATATTACAAGATTTGAAAATATCACTAAATTAAATGTACACCAGGCACTATTAGCATTATCCTTTATGAAAGAAAAAGCAGACATAGAATCAAAACAAATTAAAAGTAAGTTTAAATGAATATAGCAGCAAGAGGTTTTTATGTAGTAACAGACCTAATAGAGAATCTTCTAATAGAGGACATCAATGTAAATGCAGTTACCTATGGAGATATCTCTGATGTAGATTTAAACAAGCAAACTATATTTCCACTAGCACACCTTATAGTAAATTCTGTTACATCAGGAGAGCAAACACTTACCTTTAATGTTAGCCTTTTAGGAATGGATATTGTCAATGTAGAAAAGAAACCTACTACTAACAGATTTAGAGGCAATACGAATGAGCAAGATATTCTTAATGCACAATTCAGAGTACTAAACAACTTACTACAAAAGATTAGAATAGGTAGCTTATATAGAGAGGGCTATCAGATCATAGGAGATGTATCCTTTGAGCCTTTTACAGATAGATTTGAAAACTTGCTAGCAGGATGGGCAGCAACATTTGATATAATGATTAAGAACGATCAAGAAGTCTGCTAATGAGTTTTGACAAAACAAAAGAGGAATTAAATAGGTTTGCTAAGTATGTAATACAACAGGCTAGGACTAATCTTACTAAGCAAGGCAAAAATGTATCTAGTGATTTATATGGGTCGCTAGGATATGATTTAAAAGTAAGTCCTAATAGTTTTGGATTAGAGTTTTATATGTTGCCTTACGGTCAGTATGTTGATCAGGGAGTATCAGGAACTAAGAAAAAGTACAATACAATCTTTAGCTACTCTAACAAGCAGCCACCCTCTGAAGCGTTAGCTAAGTGGGCAAAAGCTAGAAACATTAGACTAAGAGATGAGAAAGGAAGATACAAGAAAGGTAACTACAAAAGCATAGGATTTATTTTAGCAAGATCGATTAAGGAAAAAGGAATTAAGCCTAGCCTGTTTTTTACTAAACCTTTCGAAAAAGCCTTTGATAATTTACCTGCTGATCTTATAGACAGCTTTAATTTAGACATAGACGATTTATTAGATTTTACAACATAATGGCAAATATATTACTTAGAAGTCCTTACTACATTTACAACACCGAAGCAGGTAGTTCTTATGCTACCTTAGATTTAAGTGTTGAAGGCACACAGCATTATACTATTACAAAAGATGTAGATAGTTCTGACGGAGCATTGTTTGAGATAAGCGAACTAGCAAGAGACTATATAGATATAACTTTTGATGGTACATATACATCGCAGGTAATAAATATCACAGGTACTATTAAGTTTTACGACACTAGCGATGCTCAAGTAGGATCAGATGTAAACTTTACTCACACAGGCTTCGATGGTTATGGTGAGTTTATGGATGGTGCAAGTCCTACAGTAACTTCTAACAGTTTATTGCAATCTAATACTATAATATATGTTCCTGAGAATACAGCAGGGCAAGTAGCAGAAGAAAGTTCTAATGGTATTGTATATGATCAATTTGGTACTGCCTCTACAAGTGTTTTTGCAGGTGGTCAAACAGTAACAATAAAAAGAGTTTGCGAACCTAAGTACACACCAATTAAAATGACCTTTGTAAATAAGTTTGGAGCATTACAGGATATGTACTTTTTTAAGAAGTCAGTAGAGAGCGTCAACACTACAAAAGAAACTTATAAGAGATCGCTAGTATCTAGCACAGGCACATACGATGTAAATACGCATTCTAAGAGAGTTTTAAATACTCAGGGTACAACTAGCCTCACTATGAACACAGGATTCGTATCAGAGGCTCTAAATGCTTCTTTTGAAGAAATGTTATTATCAGAACAAGTGTGGGCAACAATAGGAAGTGATGTTATTCCTATAGATATTACTACAACACAACTAACATACAAAACAAGCGTAAACGACAGGCTAGTAAACTATACAATAAATGTACAGTATGCCTTTAACGTGATTAATGATTTAAGATAGATGCAAGTATTACAGTTGTATATAGAGGGTCAAAGAGTTGATTTATTTAAAGATGAATCAGTAACTGTTACGCAGACCATACAGAATGTGAAAGATATATCTAAGGTCTTTACAGATTTTAGTAAGACTTTTAATCTGCCTGCCTCTAAGACTAACAATAAAATATTCAAGCACTATTACAATTACGACATAGACAATGGCTACGATGCTAGAA